GATTCACAAATACTAATTGCGGCACACAAATACGCAGGTGCATCAGACATTATGTCAAGGGTGCGTTATGCTTATGAAATGTTACCTAGTTGGATTAAAGCAGGTGTAACGCAATATAATAGGAACTCTATAGAGTTTGATAATGGTTCCAAAATAATGGCAACTACTACAACTGAAAACACTGGACGGGGTTTGTCCTTAACAATGATATATTGTGATGAGTTTGCGTTCGTGCAACCACCAGAAAAAGCAAGAGAATTTTGGACTTCACTATCTCCTACATTGTCAACTGGAGGTAAATGTATGATTACTTCAACTCCAAACAGTGATGAAGATCAGTTTGCATTAATTTGGAAAGAGGCAAATAAAAAATTTGACGAATATGGCAATGATCAAATTGTAGGAACTAACGGTTTCTATGCCATGAAAGCACACTGGTCTGAACATCCTGAACGAGACGAAGAATGGGCAAATACAGAAAAAGCTAGAATAGGTGAAGAAAGATTTAGAAGGGAACACGAATGTGAATTTATAATCTTTGATGAAACTTTAATTAACAGTATAACCTTAGCAGAAATGGAAAGTACAGCACCAATAGAAAAAACAGGACAAGTACGTTGGTTTAAAAGGCCAACACCTGGAATGACTTACATGGTATCACTTGATCCAGCTATGGGAACAGGTGGAGACTATGCGGCAATACAAGTGTTTGAACTACCAACATTTGACCAAGTAGCAGAATGGCAACATAATACAACACCAATGAACCAACAAGTTAGAATATTACAGCAAATTAACAAACATATTCACGATTCTATAATAGAAAAAGATTCATCAGCAACACCACAAATTTTTTATTCAATGGAAAATAATACAATAGGTGAAGCGGCACTTATGAGAGTAATGGACATTGGCGAAGAAAACATTGTAGGTATGTTTTTGTCAGAGCCTATTAGAAAAGGACATAGAAGAAAATTTAGAAGAGGGTTCAATACTACTGCTAAATTTAAAATAGACGCTTGTACTAAATTTAAAGAACTTGTAGAAAGTGGCAAAATGAAAATTTGTTCTAACTTGCTTATATCTGAATTAAAAGATTTTGTTGCGACAGGAATGAGTTATAAAGGAAAACCTGGACAGCATGATGATCTAGTTAGTGCTTGTTTATTAATGACACGTATGATGAAAGTACTGGCAGATTTTGATCCTAAAATATTTGAAAGATGGACTGATAGAACTTCCGAATGGACCGCTCCAATGCCTATCTTTGCAAACCTATATGGATAATAAATACACTATATGAACCCAAAAACGTCACAAGACCTTTTTAACAAAATTAGATCACAGTTTTCTAACATACAAGTAGGAGACGAAAGTGGTGTTCCTACTGCTGACCCAAGCAGTGCAGTATTCTTTGAATTTGAATTTAAAGAAGATGCTGACACATACGGAGCAGTTAGTATATCATTAGCAGACGGTGAAAATATGAAAGTATTTTACAACCGTAATTTAGTAGACAAAATTGACGAAGATAGCAAAGACGAATGGTATGCATTTTTAAAAGAGTTAAAAGACTTTGCTGTAGAACATCAACTAGCATTTGATGTACGTGATATAACTAAATCGAACCTAACGAAGCAAGATTATCAAAATCTTGCAGATACGAACAAAACGGTAAATACTGACGAGATGTCGGAAGAATTAAACAGAATTACAAAATTAGCAGGCGTGGAAGAAGCACCAATAGATCGAGGAGCACCAGCCGACAAAGGAAGACCAGCTGATCCAGAAACAGGATTAACTGGCGGCGTGGCACCAACAACTATTGCAAAACAGTTTCCTGGCGTAGACGACAAATCATCATTAGTACGAGCAGTTACAAAAATGAAACAAGGACAATCTAATTACAGTCGTGATGAAATAACTGCGGCCGCTGATGCTTTTAAAGAAATACTTGGCAAAGATCCAAATGAAACTTCAAGATTAATGACAATGCTTAAAGGGGTGGCACAAAAAGCAAATCCTTTTAATCATCCAGATGATTGGGTAGGACATGGAATGATGAAAAACAAAGATGCGAATGCCAAGGGTAAAGGAAGAGGAACTGATAGAAAAGGAACTGTATGGGGAACTGAATCAGTTGATGAAGTAGAAAAAATTACTAAATTAGCAGGCGTAGAAGTAAAAGAAAGTCTACGTGGAACTACTAAAAGTTCTTATGAAAATTTAGATAAAACAAGATTAATAATTAGGCACAAAGGCAAAGTTGACGAAACTATACCTGGTGCAAGATCAAGACAAATACAATCATTGTATATTGAAAACAGTGATGGTGAAAGATACAAATATCCATTAACACATTTAGCAGGTGCAAGAGCAATGGTTAGACACGTTGCTAACGGTGGAAAACCTCATGATGATTTTGGACAACACATTATACAAACATCAGAAGATATTGCAAAATTAAATTCATTCTCAAGATATGCATCAAACAAAGATCAATTAAATGATAATGCAAGTGATATTATTGAGCAAACTAAAATGAAATTAGAAAACCTAAGACAGTATGTTAGAAATTTAGGAAAACAATCACACTACGATGAAACATTTAAAAACTTTAAAACAGCAGAAGAAAGAGTTTTAGACGACGAAACTAGAAACACATACAGAGAAAAATTTACATTAAAAACATTAGACGATAGAGTAGAAGATGCACTTCCTTTAATTCATGACATTATGTCAGAATATAAAACTGATGAGCCAACTGATAAAGATGCAAAAGTTGAGCCACCAGTTGATCATGGAGCAATAGTACAAAGTTGGTTAACTAATCCTGATAATAAATTAGTTTTAAGAAAAGATGACACAGCAGATAAAATGTTGGCTGTAACAAAATTTAATAATAAAAATACTATGTTAGGTTCAATACTTTCAGACATCGCGGCTAGAATGATGTCTAAAGGAAACGACGATGACAGAGTGGCAAACTTTGCTTCAAGAGTTGCAGACGAAATAGAAAAAGAAGGAACACCTTTTGCTACACACGATCAAGATTATTTAAAAAATAAAAAAATTGCAGTAATGTTAGCAAAAAGATATATTGATGATTATAAAAAAATGAAATCAGATCCTGCTTATGGTGATGAAGTAAGAGTTGACCCACAAGCATTTGCACCTAAAAAAGATAGACAAGGTAAAGCAAAAGAAACTGAAGCATTTGAAAATTGGGTTAATAACATAGATGCTCAAGCAGTTGAAGATAAAGGTTCTACTTTAGCATCAAGAATAATTAGAAAAGCGGCAGATGAAGATCCAGAATCTATGGATCATGAAATGTTTAAAAAATCTGCTGATATGTTAGACGCAGGTGAATTAGAAGAATTAGGAAAACACGTTCATGATTCAGATACTGCTCCAAGAGAATTTGTTATGAAAACAATAGCAGATCATGATCCAGAAACTTTCAAACAGATGTATGGTGACCAAGAAGGTTATCTAGCAACAATGAAACCTAAAGGTCTTGACGTAGATTCATTTAACGGAGAGTCAGTAACGTTTGAAGATATTAAACCTTACGTTTCAATGTACAGAGATGAGCAAACTGGTAAAATGACATACGACGTATTAGATAAAGACGAACAGTCAGCATACAAAACAACTGATTCAAAAGCGGCAATGGCTTATCTTTCAAAAAACTTTAAAAAATTAAGAATGGACAAAGACGATAGAATTGATCAAGCAATAGCGGCTCAAAAAAAAGACGCTGAAACAAATCCAAATTGGGGTAAAGACAAAGGTCCAGTTGACCCAGAATGGGAAGCAGAAAAAGACCACAGAGAAATATCTCGTATAATGAAGTACGAAGGTTTAAATGAATCAAGAGCAAAAATTGTTGAATCAATTAAATCTAAAGTAGCATTAGATACAGCAGAAGCAGACGCAGAACTATCCAGAATAGTTCAACTTTCAAAATAATAGCATTTTACCAATAATAACAGTAGACAATTCATAAATATAGTAGTATATTATGCATATGCTTAATATACACTTAGGCACACTAAAACAAACATAGGCACACAAGGAGGCTTACATTATGGCTACATTGGCTGAAATAAGAGCGAAGTTAAAAACACAAGAAGTGAATCGCTCCACTTCAAGCGGCGGCGACAACGCAATTTACCCACATTGGAATATACAAGAAGGACAAGAAGCAGTTCTTAGGTTTTTACCTGATAAGGATACTGCTAATACGTTTTTCTGGACTGAAAGGAATATGATCAAACTACCTTTTGCAGGTATTAAAGGTCAAACAGATTCTAGACCAGTTCAGGTACAAGTACCGTGTATGGAGATGTATGGTAAAACTTGCCCAGTTCTAACAGAAGTTAGACCATGGTTCAAAGACAAGAGCATGGAAGACATGGGTAGAAAATATTGGAAAAAGAAAAGTTATATTTTCCAAGGTTTTGTCACAACTAATCCCTTAAACGAAGAGGCTAAACCAGAAAATCCAATTAGAAGATTTATAATTGGTCCTCAAATCTTTAACATTATCAGAAGTGCATTACTTGATCCAGAGATGGAAGAGTTACCAACTGATTCAGTTAAAGGTGTAGACTTTAGAATCACTAAAACATCTAAAGGTGGTTATGCTGACTATTCAACATCAAAATGGTCTAGAAGAGAACGTGCATTAGACGAGGCTGAAAGAGCCGCGATCGAATCGAACGGTTTATTCACTTTATCAGACTATAGACCTAAAGAACCATCAGATGCAGAAGTAAAAATAATTAAAGAATTATTTGAAAAATCTGTTGATGGTGAGGCTTATGATCTTGAAAAATATGGTCAATATTTTAGACCTGCAGGAACTTCTGCACCTAAAGTATCAACACCAGTAGCAAGTAATCCGGCGCCAGCAACGGCACCTGTAACAGAAGCAGTAGCACAACCTACTGTTACTACACAGCCAGTTGCTCCAGCACAAGGAACAAATCTCACTCCAGAGGCTACTCCAAACGGAGATAGTGCCAAAAGAGCAGAAGATATCTTGAAACTGATAAGAAGCAGACAAAGTCAATAAAATAAAAAATTACCAGACCCTGATTTTCAATTGACGGTCAGGGTCTAGTATGTTAATATAAGGTATAA